AAATATAATTATATGATGTGTTTTCTGGTACCAATTTTTCGAAAATATTATTATTTTTATTAATATCTTTAAAAATCAATATCATATCACTATCTAACAAGTATTCGCTACCCAATCCCAAATATCGTTCATCACCAGCACAATCCCAAAAATGAAGCCTATACGTTACATTTTTATATTTTATATCATATGGATATACTTCTACGCCAATTGTAGGTTTCGTATTATTATAAACCCCATGTAATAGATTTTTAATAAAACTGGTTTTTCCGGTTTTAGTATGTCCAATCAAAGCGATTTTATAATTAATAGCTTGCATTATTATTTACTAATTATAAAATATAAAATATAAATAAAATAAATCAATTTTATATCGAAATGATATTACAAATTTATATCGAAATGATATTACAAATTTATATCGAAATGATATTACAAATTTATATCGAAGATATACCTATATATTAATCAAATTTTTCAAATGCCGTTTTCTCACCATGACATTCTCTACATAATGCCCTTAAATTTTCCACACTATTATTACCACCATTTTCTAAACTAATAGTATGATCAACTTCAAACCATGCATTTAATTGTTTGTTACATAATTTACATTTCCAATTCTGATTTGACGCGACAAATTTTTTTTTTGTTTCACTTACACTACGTTTTTTCTTATTGTTATAACCCGACGTAGTAATGCGTTGATCCATTTGATATTCTTTATTATCATTATCACCACCAATAAACGAACTACTTGTAATTTTCATCAATGGATTTATAAATTCGGTTGAATTTTTGTCTATTGGCATATATTTAATTAAATCTGTTGCATGACGAAGTAATGGCTTTATCTGGCCTGGTTTTTTTTTAATAAAAATATACAATGATAATCCTAAAAATCCGATAAAACCCATTTGATAATATTTTTTCCACGATTTTAATATTTTCAAATACCTACCATCGTGATATGTGTTAAAAATTAAAAACCCAGTTACCATTATTATAATAAATTCAAATTTCATAATATATATATTTAACTATTTTAAATTAATAAGAACGAACCGTTTTCTTATGTTTACTTGTTTTTGAATGTATACGGTGTGTTTTTTTTTCTTTATTTGATAAAATAGAGTTTATTTTTTTAAATTTATTTTCCAATTCGCCCAATTGAATTTCTTTAATTGCAAATTTTGGTGAAAATAAATATTCGTCAACTATTTTTATCATTGCATTCTTATAATTATACCTTAATCGTTTATTTTTAATATTAGAAAATATATCCAATTCAAAGTAATTATATAATACAGTTAATAAGCCAAAAATATCCGCATTATGTAGATATATATTTTTAACAAAATTTATTTTATCAAACGTTATCTTATTATTTTTAATTTTAATATATTCTCTCAACACATTTGTTATGTAAATAACAATAATATGGAGTACCTTTTTTTTAACTAAATCTTTATTTGTCCCGGGATGTATAATATCATATATATAGGTTAAAAATTTAATATGACCATCACTATTTTTGGATATGAAATAATTGTAATAATCCCTTCCCATATTATAAAAATTAATATTATCAAATGTTTTATTTTGAATTCTCTCTACATATTTTAATAAAAACGCATCAAATGAATTGTTTAATAACAATACAGAATATGGCAAATTAAATTGTAATGGGCGACTTATTATAATAGTTGGTATTTCATCACTATTTTTTGCCATTTTTGCCGCTAATCCCCAATCAATGATTTTAAATCTATTGTTTTTATACATTAAATTACTATCCTTAATATCCATATGATAAATGGTATTATTATTCATTGGTATAATAGCATTTTTTATACAATGAATTATTTCATTATGAAACTTGACCATTTGTTTCATATTAATTTTTTTATAATTTTCATGTATCCATTTATCATAATCCTTTCCTTCATATGGCATATTAATTATAGATAATTTATCCAAATTGTTATTTATATTTGATTTATTTATATCATATTTTAACAAATTATTGCATTCTTCGTTAAAATTTACAAGATCCTTTTTTGATATTATTGTTGGAGTACATGGTTCTTGATTATCTATTGAATAATATTTTTTAAATTGTTTTATATTTTTAAGTTCATCGTAAATCATTTTCGATATATAATATTCCTCATTTGCTGTATCTTTCAACATTAGTTTACTAACATGATCCTTTTTTCCCTTTTCATTATTACAAGATAATGCGGGGTAAAATATACACCCAAAACCACCACTTGCAATTGGTTTTCCACCATATAATACAGGCATCTATATAATTAGATTATAAATATTATTTATCTTTTAAATAATATATTACACCTAATATCAATATTGTAATCCCTAAATAAATATATTTTTTCCTCTTTTTAATTTCTTCTTTAATTATAGTACTTTTTGGTTTATAGTTTTTATAATAATTATTCAAAAAACAAGATAATGATAGTTCATTCTTACCCATAGATTTATTTATTTTATTATGAATAAAATGGATCCATCTAGTAAAACTCTCTCTTGTATCTAAATATGGTGAAACTGGGAATTCATTTAATAAATCATTAAATTTTTTCTTAATATTCATATTTGGTAAAAATAAAGGAACATTTTGTATTAAATTGTAGTATTTTTTCTTAATGCTTTTATTTGGCCTTTTTGGGTAATGTAATACAATTGTGTTCAATACAAACCAATAATGTGGTCCCCAAACACTAGGATCTAATTCCATTATAATGAAATAATATAAAAACAAATATTTTATAACATATAGAAATGAATATTGCTAATAATTTTTCTTTTTGTAATAATTGTGGTAAAAATGGACATGCTTTTCATAAATGTAAAAATCCTGTGACAAGTGTTGGTATAATTGTTTTTAGACCAAGTAATGATGGATTGCAATATCTATTAATTTGTCGAAAAAATACATTGGGGTTTGTTGATTTTATACGTGGAAAATATCCAATAATGGATCCTGAATATATAGTAGGTATATTAAATGAAATGACCGAATATGAAAAAAATATTATAAAAACAAAATCATTTAATTTTTTATGGAACCATTTATGGGGTGCAAACACCGGGATACAATATAGGGGTGAAGAGAAAAAATCAGAGAAAAAATTTAACCTATTAAAAAATGGTTTCAATAATAAAAAAGGTTTTTATAATTTAGAAATTTTATTAAATAAATGCAAGTATAAATGGAAACAACCGGAATGGGGATTTCCAAAAGGTAGACGAAATTATCAGGAACCAGATATAAAATGCGCGATTAGAGAATTTCAAGAAGAAACAGGTTATTCAAAAGAATCCATTAAAATTATTCAAAATATATTGCCGATAGAAGAAATATTTACCGGTTCCAATTACAAATCATATAAACATAAATATTTTATAGCGTTCATGCATAATAACGTATTACCAGAAAACGAATTTCAAAAAAATGAAGTAAGTACATTGGAATGGAAATATTTTAATGATGCATTAGATGTAATAAGAGAATATAATTTAGAAAAAAAACAGGTGCTTACTCAAGTTAATACAATTTTAAAAAATTATTCTATTTATGTATAAAAATAATAATAAATAGACAATATATATATAATGGATAAACACATAAATAAAATTAATAATGAATATAAAAAATATGAAAATGTTGAAGAAGGGAAAATGGAAAAAGCAATGAACGTATTTTTAAAAAAAAAAGAAGTAATTGAATCAAAAACACATGCATTGGACGATAATTATTATATGTTATATCCATCATACAATGATCCAAATTTTAATGTTAAAATATCTCAAAAAAAAGAGTTTTATGATACAAAATATAATGGTTCTATTGAAGATGCAACAAAACAAGGAGATATAATATGTAATGCAAAATTTGAATTAAATACACACCAGATATTTGTAAGAAATTTTTTATCTTCACAAACACCATACAATAGCCTTCTTTTATATCACGGCCTTGGTACTGGAAAAACTTGTTCGGCAATAACAATAGCTGAAGAAATGCGTGATTACATGAATCAAATGAATATAACTCAAAGGATTATCGTTGTTGCATCACCAAATGTTCAAGAAAATTTTAAATTACAATTATTTGATGAACGAAAATTAAAATATATAAATAATGAATGGAATTTAAATTCTTGTACAGGTAACAAGTTTATTAATGAAATAAACCCAATTAAAATAAACAAGATTGTCAATAAAAATATTGAAAATGAGAAAAAAAGGATAATAAAACAAGTGAACAAAATTATTAATTCAGCATACCTATTTATGGGTTATGTTGAATTTTCAAATTTTATAAAAAAAAAATCAACTATCGATGCAAATATTAGTGATAAAAAAAAAGCAAAATTAAAAAAGAAAAGACTAAATAAATTTTTTAATAATAGACTTATTATAATTGATGAAGTTCATAATATTCGAGTAAGCGAAGATAATAATAATAAAAAGGTTGCAAAAGAATTATACAATCTAGTTACAAATGTGGATAATATGAGATTGCTTTTATTATCCGCAACACCAATGTATAATAATTACAAGGAAATAATATGGCTAATAAATTTAATGAATATAAATGATAATAGATTTACTATTGATATAAAGGATATTTTCGATAAAAAGGGTAATTTTAAAGTTGTTGGAGGGAAAGAAGTTGGAAAAGAACTTTTTTTAAGAAAATGTAGAGGATATGTTTCATTTTTAAGAGGTGGTAATCCATATACGTTTCCTTATAGAATATATCCAAAAATATTTTCACCCGAAAATTCATTTTTAAATTATAATTATCCAAGATTGCAAATGAATAAAAAAGAAATAATACAACCGATTAAACATATTGATGTATTCTTAAATAAAATTGGTTCATATCAAAAAAAGGTATATAATTATATTCTAAAACAAATTGGGAAAAAAATTAATAATAAATCCAATCAGAAATTATTAAGTTTTGAAAATATGAATACATTTGGTTATTCTTTATTACAACGACCACTTGAAGCCTTAAATATTGTTTATCCAAATTCTCAATTTGATAAATTAAAAGATACATCAAAAACAAAATTTGATATATCAAAATTAGTTGGGAAAAGAGGGTTAAATAATATAGTGAGTTATGAAGAATCAGGACAACCAATTGTTAAAAAAAATTATACATATAAAAAAGGTCATGAAGGATTTTTTTCTAAAAATGAAATACATAAATATAGTACTAAAATAATGTCAATATGCAATCAAATAGCAAACTCAAAAGGTGTAGTATTAATATATTCACAATATATTGATGGTGGTTTAGTTCCTATGGCATTGGCATTGGAAGAACTCGGATTTTCACGGTATGGCCGCACATCGTTATTTAAAGACAAACAACATGAACCGATTGATGCAACAACACTATTACCGAGGATTGAATTTAAAAAACAATATCCAAATAAGAAATTTAAGCAAGCAAAATATAGTATGATAACAGGTAATTTAGGATTCTCACCAAATAATATTGATGAAATAAAAAAAATTACAAATGAAACGAATAAGAATGGTGAAGATATTAAAGTTGTTATGATTTCTATGGCGGGTGCAGAAGGTCTTGATTTTACTAATATAAGACAACTGCATATTCTTGAACCATGGTATAATATGAATAGAATAGAACAAATTATTGGACGTGCTATACGAAATTGTAGTCATAAGTTATTACCCTTTGAAGAGAGAAATACATTGTTATATTTGCATGCAACATTATTAGAAGAAGAAATTGAATCTGTTGATTTATATGTGTATAGAGTCGCTGAAAATAAAGCATTGCAGATTGGTAAGATAAGTCGAGTATTAAAACAAAATGCAGTAGATTGTATTTTGAATAGTGGTCAAAATAATTTCACGGTTGAAAAAATGAATCAAAAAATTATACAGCGTCTGTCGAATAATAAAACCATCCAATATGATGTTGGTGTTAAACCGTATACGTCAGAATGTGATTATTTGGAAAGTTGTGTCTATTCATGTATACCTGATAAAAAGTTGAATGACATGAATGTTGATATGAGTTCTTATAATGAACAATATATTATAATGAATGTTGATAAAATAATAAGAATTATTAAACAATTAATGAAAGAAAAATATATTTATACAAAAGAAGAATTATCAACAGAAATCAATTTAATAAAAGAATATCCCGATATTCAAATTAATTATGCATTAACTGAATTATTGGAAGATAAAAACCAAACAATTTATGATATGTATGATAGACCTGGAAATTTAATAAATATTGGAAAGTTATATATTTATCAACCAAATGAACTAAATAATAAAACAATACCGATGTTTGAACGTAGAACACCAATTTTGTATAAAAACAATACAATAAAATATAAAATACCAACGAAAATCAAAGGTGTTAAAAAGGGAAATAATATTATGAAAAAAGAAAGGATTATAAATCAAAATAATATTATGAATGACATCAATCAAAAAATATATATTTCAAAAGAACTAAATAAAATAAAACGCGGGGATAAAAATATCTATAACTATTTTGGATTTGTAAGAGAGAGATTAAACAAGAATTATAATATATCACATGTAATAATCGATAAATTGTTGCTAGAAAAAATAATCGATAATCTACTGTTTAAAGAAAGGATTGATTTGTTCCATTATATTTATTATGAAAAAAAAGATAATTTAGATGGAAATGAATTAAAAGTTAAAGATATATTAGATGAAAAAATAATTTCTTTTAAAGATGGCAATGTTATTGTTGAAGCTGTATATACGGAAAAAAAAAATAAAGGTGTATTAATGTTATTTGATAAAAATGATATAGTAGAAGGTACAAATGAAGATATTAATGATTTTAAGAATGTCATTGAAACATTAAAACCGGATAAAAATTTATTTAACCAATATCTTGGATTTACATATAATGTGAGGAACAATATTATGGTTTTTAAACTTAAAAATTTAGGTGAAAAACGAAATAAGGGTGCTAGATGCGATCAATCTGGTAAGGATGAGTCAATTAAAAAATATAATAAAATAGTCAATAAATTACATTATAATTCAGATAATACAAGAAATATTTCACAAATTGAGATTTGTATTGAACAAGAATTTATTCTACGTTTTTGGCAACACGTTAGAAAGGAAGGAAAAATATGGTATTTATCAAATGATAAGGCAATATTTATGTAATATTTTAACTTAAAATTGATTTTATAATCATATTATATATTATATAATATGAGTATGCAAAATCCAAAATCATCAAATGTATTAGATGTTTTAAATGAAGTTTCCAAAAATATTTCTGATGGTGTTCAAAATATCACTAAAAATATACAAGAAATTAGTCAAAATATCGATACATCTTCAAAACCGTCTGATAACAAAGAACCAGAAAAAGGAAAAGTAGTACCTTTAATAGAAGATGATAAGAAAAAAGAATCAGAAGATGATAAGAAAATTGTAAATGTACCAAAAAACCCAAGGAAAAAACTTAGAATTGTTAAAAATTATTATAAGGGAATATTATCAAAACAAGTACAAATACACATTAAATATGTAAATGCAAATTTAATGCAACATTTAAATGAAATTATTAATAATAATTATTCCGGAAAGTGTATAGTTGAAGGTTATATTAAAAATAAGTCTTGTGATATACTAACATATTCAAGTGGTCAAATTGATGGTGAAAAAATAATTATGAATGTAGTATTTAATTGTTTGATATGTAATCCTGTAGAGGGCATGTTAATAGATTGTGTTGTTAAAAATATTACAAAAGCAGGTATAAGAGCTGAAATTAATGAAGCAAAAACACCCCTTGTATTATTTGTTTCACGAGATCACAATATAAATAGCAATCATTTCAATAGCGTTAATATAAATGATAAAATAAAGGTGAGGGTGATTGGAACACGATTTGAATTAAATGATGAATATATATCAGTAATTGGAGAATTAAAAATGTAAAACATATTAAAAATAATTATATATATTTTTTTATAATGTCAAACTTAATGCAACTTAAAAACGATATTGAAAAATTACCAAAAGAGAAACATATAGAAATATTAAACATATTATATAAAAAAAATGATGTTAATATCAGTGAGAATAATAATGGTACATTTATTAATTTATGTACTATTGATGAAAAAACAATACAAGAATTAAAAACATATATCTTGTACTTACAAGAACAAGAGAAGAAATTTGCAAAAGATGAGATTCTTAAGCTAAATATGGAAAAATCTTTAAATAAAGATAATAAAGAGCAAACAAGTAATAATATATTAAATGTCGCATACTAGTTACAGTGTAGAATATACAACAACATTACTAAAACAACTAACACAATTTCAATTAGATGATAAACTTATTTCTTTAACAAATAATAATTTAAATAAGTTTATCAATACAAAAAAAAAATTTAATTTAGATACATTAGTTATAAAAAATAAAAATGAAACAGTCAATAAAAATAATACAGTTAATCAAAATGAAACAGTCAATAAAAATAATACAGTTAATCAAAATGAAACATTTAAACCAATACAAAAATCACCCCTTTTATGGATTTTATTTTGTCATATAAATGACTTTAATACATATGAATACAATAAATCAAATTTATATTCAATAGAACAGGAATTTCGATTGAAAATCATTGGAGAAATGAAAAAGAAAAAAAAACTATTAAAAGAATACAAATTAAAATACAATAACATTGAAGAAAATATTATTTATGAAAAAAAATTAAATTTAAAATCAGTAAAAGCAATTTGTTTATTATACAATATAAATTTAATTTATAGATGGAAACGTTGTTTTGTTAATTTTAAATTTAATACAAATGACGAAATAATCCTATGTGAAAATAAAACGGGAATTATAATACAAGTATTAAGTAATGTCCGAAATATAGCATGTAATTATTTAAAAGAATACTTTGAAGTTACAAATTTGAAGAAAAAAATATTATCGGTCTCATCATATGTAAAAAAAGACTTATTATCTATATGTGAAAAATTAAATATTAATGTATATGATTCAAATGGAAAGGAATTTAAAAAAAATGATTTATATAGTAAAATTTTAGAAACAATATAATTAATTATAAAATTGATAATTAAATAATATCTGATTATAAATATATATATATTATAATGGCGGACAAAAAAATGAAATTAAATACATTATTAGATAAATATTCAAGACATATTTATGGTAATTATAATTCAGATTATGAATTAGAAATAAGATTTGGTACAATTGGACGCAATACAATAACAAAAATACAATTTTATAAAGTGATTGAATATTTATTATCTAATAATTTTAATAAAGTATCTGATGATCATATCCTTAAAATCCAAAATGAGTATATTAATAATAAAACCGGTAGGAAAATGATGTCATCTATAAGAACCGAACTTAATGGTATAAACAATATAAAAAAATATTGCAAGACAAATAATGTAAATGAAATATCGGATTTAAAATTATACAATAAGGCAAAAGTTAAAAACGAATCAGGTGAGCCTATTAGACCAGTAGATTATCGTGATTTTAATTTTAGAATTTCTCTACAAAGTGAAAATAATATTTTAAAAACTTCTAATTTCGGTAAAAATATTATCAATAACTGGGGAAATAACAAAAAAATATTTCGCCATATGAATAGAATAACATATAAAAATAGTAATTTCCCCGTTAGAATTGATATGAGTATTGTAAAAGAATCACATAAAAAAAAATATTTGATTCCCGAATATACTGTACAGGAAGCAAAAGTATTTGATTCTATTGAAAAGTATGAAATTGAAATTGAATTTGATAATAATGCTATTAATTCAAGGTATTCAACATTCAACGTTGAATCAATGGTAAAAGATATAAATGATTATATTAAAAAATTATCAAGAATTATATTATCTGGACTACAAGATTCATATTATCCAATACCATATAGTATAACAGATAAGATTTTAACTTCATATATGAAAGTAATACACGATGAAGAATATATTAAAAATCCAAAAAATCAAAATAAATACACAAAGCAATTATATGTATCATCACGTAATTTTATTGGTCCTAGTTCATATACGTTACAGATGGAGAATATAATTGACAATAA